AAATCTACAACTTCTGACATAACTCTTACTTTATCAGTTGATGCTTTGATCAATCTGTTTGAGTTTGAACTATTATAAGCAGTCATTGTTCTTTTCTCCTATTATTATAATGTTACAACACCTGAGTAAACAGCTTCAGTTCTTAGAACTTTTCTTCCAAAAACGTGTAAGCCTCTCACGATGTCAGCGAATGAATCAGGGTCTCTGATCAATTCAGTTTTTGCAATGTGATTAGCAGTTGCTACAGCAGACATATGTCCATATAAGAATATGTACTCACCAGCATTTGTTGATGAGAATGTTTTGCTTGCAGCAGAACCAGAACCGCCATTTACAATAGCGTTAGATACGTACATGTTAAACCCAAATAAAGGTCTATCAGTTACCATACCATTTCTGATTGCAGATGCACCTCCGTCAGCCATTACAGATTGATCCATAATTTTGCTGTCAGCTTTTCTTAATTGTTGGAAAAACTTAGGTGATGCAACTAACCATCTATTTTCTTCTGGTACATCATTAATATCTAAAACAGATTTTGCAGCAGAAACGATATCAACTAATGTGTTAGAGTTAGTTGTACCAGTTAAAGGTGAAGCATCTGTTCCAGTATTTGATGCTGAAGTAGAAGCATTGTCATAAATGTGTTTTAATACATTGTAGTCATAGTTCTTCTTCAATGAGTATGCACCTGAAGAGGTTGCAAGAGCTTCAAAGTTTACATGAGATTGTCTTTCTTCAATATCATCTACTTTGAAAGCAAAGTATGAACCTTGATCAACTACAAGAGTAAGTTGGTCATCAGCTAAATCTTGAGTAGATACAGCTGTACCTCTTGCGTAATCTTGTACAGTGATTGTAGGTTCTTTGATTATTTTTACAGTATCGCCAAAATTTTCAATTTCTCCAGCGTAATCAGTGTTAGTAATATCTTCTACCACTGATGCTCTTCTGAAGAACTTTTGAACTTTCTGACTAAAAATTTGTGGAGTGAAATTACCTGAAGGTAAGTTTCCGTATCCACCAGCACTTCCAAAAGCCATGGTTGTGTCTCCTTATTTTAATTGTTAGTTAGATTGTTAACGTTGTTCAATTCTACCTTCCAACCTAGCTAGATCAATTTCTTTTTCTAATCTCTCAAATTCATGAGCTTTTAGTTTAGAGATTTCACTAGCAGTCCAAACCTTTTTCTTTGGCATATCAGAGTCAGTACTTTTCTTTGTTTTAGAAATTGCCTTAGCAGCTTCTTTTTTTACATCAGATTTTTCCTGTTTATTTAACTTACTAATACCTGCATCCATTTTATATAAATCTAAAGCTCTTGCAGCTAAAGATGCGTTAGATGTATTTTCATACAACCAACCTTGTATAATAGGATCTTGATTAGCAGCCCAGTTATGAAATTCTTCTTTTTGTCGAATCTCATTAAAGTCTGGATGTAATTTTAAAAGCTCTACTTCAGCTTTTTCTTTTGCAATTTGTTCTTGTTGAGTTTGAAGATATTGGTATTTTTCCTCCATCTCTTTTGCTCTAGTATCAGCTTTAGTCATTGCAATGGTTTCTACCATTTCATAGACATCTGGATATTCCTTTCTCCAAGCTTCTAATTCGTCTTTGGATTTAGGTGCAACAAATTGTTTAGTACTTGATTCTAATTGTGTTCGCAAAGACCTAAGTTCGTCCTTGTGTTTTTGAATTGTAGAATCATAATGTTTTTTAAGATCGTCATAACGTTTCTTAAAAACTTTATCTTCAGCAGTTACAGGGCGTTCAGCGATAGGAGTAGCCTTACTATCTGATTTTTCTGCAGTCTCTTCAGATACATCGGTGTCCTTCTGTTCGGTTGCTGTTGTTGCCTTTTTATCTCTTTGTTCCTGATGATATTTAGATAGTTTACCAGAAAGAAAAGCTTTTGTTTCATCGTCATCAGCACCATGATCTTTATGGTAAGGATTAGAGTTTTTAACTTTTATTTCTTTTTTAACTTCTTGTTGTTCTTCAGTAACATCAAGATTTTGTTCAATTGCTTGAACGTTTTCTTCGTTTTCCATTATTTTTTCCTCTCGGTTGAGTGCCTTATGGATAAGGGTAGCTCCTAAACTTATTATGCAGTTTGTGGGCTAGACATTAAACCTTGTCTAGGTGGCACATTTTGTTGTTGTTCCATCTGTTGTGGTTGTTGTTGTGGCATAGATTCTGCAAGAATATCTGTCATAAAATTATTTATGGCTTCTTGTTCATCTTGTCCACCATACCTTTTCATAGCGTAAGATTTTACAGTAGATAAAGGTATTATTACATTAGGTTCTTGACTACCAAATTGATCCATTATTGGTTTTAATTCAGGTAGTATTTTACCTATTGCAGTTCTAACAGATGGAGATAGTGCAGCATCTAGTGCAGCGTTATCTTCAGCTGTTAAACTTTGTAATCTTTCACCTAAAGCAGCTTCAATTGGATTAGCTTCAGGTTGTGGAGTTGGCTGTGGTTGTTGCTTAGGTTGTTGTTTTTGTCCAGCACTTAAAGCTGTTAAATCTGGAGCAGCAGGAGTTTGGGGTTGTTCTCCCATCATACCAGTTGTTGTAATTTGTCCTTTAGCACCAATAGCCATTATGCGTATAACTCCTTAGTATAATTAATTTGTTTCTTTTTAAATCTACCTAATACTGAACATAAGTTTTCAAAAAATAAACTATATGCTCTTCCTAAAATATTAAACTTACCTTTACCTAATCTCCATTTAATATCTTGTGCTCTATTGCAAGCAATATGTTTCCAGAACATAGTTGATAACTTACTCTTTCTCATGCTTTTAACTGCAGGAACTGCAAATGTCCAATAACCATTTAAAAACTTAGTTCCATGTTTAGGTATCATATGTGTTCTAGTAAATTCTAAATCCATTAGATAATCTTCTTTAGGCATTAAATTCTGTCTATATAATTCTGTACAGATAACTCTACCACCAATTGCTCCACCAATAAATCCACCAATAGCACCTCCAATAGGGCCACCAACTGCAGTTCCAATTGCTGTTCCAACCCCAGCTCCTACTCCAGTTTTAGCTGCTTGTTTAACAGAACCTCCAGCTAATAATGTTCCAGCGGCTGCAGCTATACCTCCACCTACGCCAGCTTGTGTTGGTGTAAAACTAGTTGTTGGATAAGTTCCACCTTTTAATGGTGTAATAGACATTGCACCACCTGGTATTCCACCACCACCAATTCCCATTTTATCAAGTAAATAATTTGTAGCTATATCTCCACCAACATTTAATACAGTATTAAGTACTTGTTGCTTAGTAGACATTTGTTGTGGACTAAACATTCCAGCTAATTGACTTACATCTATATCTGGCATTCCAGATTTATATGGAGTTGCTGAAATAATACTTTGTGCTTTTTCTAAAGCAGTTTGTTGTGGTTGAACAGCTTGACTTGTTCCAGTTTCTAAACTTGTTATAGGTTTAAACTGTTGTGTTTGAACTCCAGTAACTTCACCTTTTTGTTTATACTGTCCTGTTTCAGGATCATATTCTAAATTAAATTGTCCTGGTGCTTCTCTTTGTAATATTTGTTGTGTTTGTGCACCTAATGTAGTTCCACCAACTAGCTCAGTTTTTTGATCGCCTGTATAAGCTTCAAATTCTTTTGGATTAGGTATTGTAGCACCAGAAGTTTTTAAAGTATCTTCTGTATTTAATACATAATTTCCAAGTTGATTTCTAATTAGTGAGTATACCATTATTCTTTACTTCGTTTATTCGCTTCCTGTAGGTTCCTGAGCTGACGCACTAAAGCCAGTTTCCCCTGGCATCGGTATATTGCCTGTTCCGATGTTGCCACCTCCAGCTCCTGATACATCCGTTGCTGAAGCTCCGACAGGAACTTGTCCAGTTGATTCCATTTGATTTTGTCCTCTAGTAGAGGCTGTATTATTTTGAGTTCCATTTACCATTCCCATTATTTGTGCATAGATCGCAGCTTTTTCTGGATCATTAATTAATTGATCTGGATCAATATCTAAAGACTTAGCAATTTCTTTTAAGCAAGTATGCCATCTTACAAATGGAGCAAGTGCAGGATTAGATGCAGTTTGCATAAATGTAATTAGTCTTTGTGATCTAACTTCTTTTTGCATTAATGAAGAAGTACCTTGTGCTTTAACTTCCAGATCACCTTTTACATTTGGAGCTTCATCATTAAATTGCATATTCCAATGAAATAAAGATTCTCCTAGGGGCTTTAATAAATAATCGTCAATATTTTTAATAACTGTTTTAATACTTAAAGCAGCTGCACCCATAAGCATTGACATACCTGATGCAGTTCTTGTTGTTGATTGAACACCAGTTGCTCCATGTGAGTATGAAGGTATACCAGTTGATTCATCAGCTAACTGTCTAAACTTATCAAACATTTGTAAGTTTTCAAT